AACTTTTATCAGTAGTAACAATTTGTTACTCAAGTCTGTGAATGACTTTTATTAGGTATTCAAAACTCTTTATATACAACCATGTCTATTAGGGGTTTTCCCCTTATAGTTATTTGTTTATATTTGAGTTTAATGAATTGTTAATAAACGTTATACTAAACATACTTGTGTAATATATTGAAAATTCTATTGATTAGTTTATGATCGAACCCAAGTTTTCTATCTGTATTCGTTTCATTTTTCTTTTAAGAAATTTGTGAAGCTGGCGATTACATTGTCCTTTTTGGACGCCAAGCTATTTTTGAACCGATTTAGATTATAACTGGATTATATGGCATTAGTCTTAGTTGTAATTGTTCTTTAATATTTCGATTCCGGTGAACCCCGGAATTTGTTCAGGCCTTTTATGGCCACTATAAACGCTACCACTCATACATACAGAAGCGTTTTAAATATATGTCTGTACGATGTAATACTGTAATTAACAGAACTCATCAAATGAGGAAGAACCTGTATTGATGTTTTATTACGTTGTAATGCTTTGCGCTTGCAATAAGAGCCTATTTTGTTTATACGGCTGATAATAGTATAAACCTAGTTTAATATCACGCTAAGATCCTGTGATATTCTTAGGTAACCTATTTTTTGATATGGGGACCAACACTTAGACAAGACTCATTAGTCGGCGTATTGTCTTAAACTTATAGTTAGGAAGTAATGATCCTAATTCCACTTGAGAATTCTTGTAGGAAAACTATTTAGTTTAACCCTTACCAACCGATGTACTTAGTGTAGCGCCTCTGCCTGCGGCGAATAATACATGTTTTAAAGTACGTAAGTAAGTTCATCCTCTTAACTGAGTGGTGAAGTAAAGCTTTTGTGTCGAAGCACAATTGGAATACCAATTTTGCGGGCTTTTCGCGAATTGGTTCCTCTGTGCTTGTCGCTTTCAAATTTAATGAAAATGTCAAGCCAAGGAACTTTTATCGCACATAATAATAAAATTGTAAATAACAATAATGAGGTTTACAATTGCTCTACGGAGAAAACCTACTCATCTATTACCCCTTGTCTGAATTCAACTCAGAATTCTTACATACCTCAATCTGAAATCTTTAATACTAAAGAAGCACGTAAAGAAAAATTTAATAAAAAGAAGTGTGCTTGTAGACGAGAGAAATTGAAAGATTTGAGGAAAAATGGAAATCAACATTTCATTCCAAAAAATATTCCAAAGAAAAATTTTTCTGCTAACAATAATATTGAATATGTTCATCAATCCTTACTGGAAAAAATTTATCCAGCGAGCATTATTGATTTAGCTAAAGATAAGTTAATTAATATGAATGCTGAATCTCACACTACTAAACTTATGGAAGTTTTAGAGGTAATTGGAGCTTTAGCTGTTACATTACCTGCTATGAAAACTCCAGCCCAAGTTGCTGCTCAAATTGTCTTATCGTTAAGAGCATTAACCACTGGAAGCCTTTGTGAGCAAATTATGGCTCAAGAGGATACCATCAAATGGTGTAAAGAATTATTTGGATATAATATTTTTGTACAACAAGCAGGAATCTTTGGAGATGAAATCCCTTCTAGTGCCGATTGGCTTAGTAAAATTCCACATTTACGAGAAAATTGGGAAGCTGCGCGTAATGCACCTATGTTTGGAAAAATCTCAGCACTCATTTCTGTTGCAGCTTCTATTGGTTTGTGTTCTGTTACCAATTTGAAATGGTCTGTACAAGGAGTAGATTTATTTCGAATGGGAACTGTTTCTAAACATTCTACAGCAATTGATTTGGTAGGAGCAGTATTAGATACTGTTGTCTATTTTATTGAAGGTGGTTATGAATGTTTTAAGCAAAAATCTTTTAGACCTCTGTTCTTTTCTAATGACGATAGTAAAGCTTTAGATGATTTATATTTTCCTTTGTTGGAGTTACATGAACATGCTATGGTTTTTAATTTACATGAGAAAAATGTTACTATTAAAGGTAAATTACAAACTATTAGTGACATTGAATATAGTCAATTATTAGATGAAGCTTTAGAATTGGCTGAAAGACTTTTTAAATCTGCCAAAGGTACTTGGCAACAGGGATATTTAGAAAGACGCATTGATGTTTTGAGGAAAAATCGAGCTGCGTATCATGCTAAACGCATTGACGGATCCATGCGTTTTGCTCCTTTTACAGTTTATGTTTGGGGAGATTCTGGTCGTGGTAAAACCACTATTGCCCAAGTAGTAATGGCCGATTGTTTAGCGGCTGCAGGTGTTGATCCTGACACTAAGAACACCGCTATTATTAAGGAATCTGACAAATTTGATTCTACTCTTAAAGGACATACTACGGGGATTTTCTTTGATGATTTGGGAAATACCAAATCTGATTTTTTGGATAAAGCTCCTACAGAACGTATTATTGATATTAATAATAATATGATAACTTATGCTAATAAAGCTGATCTTCATGAAAAGGGAAAGATTGAAATTCGACCCCGAGTATTCGTAATTACCTCAAATGCTCCTTTAGCGAAACATGCCAATATTGGATCTATTTGTCCATATTCTATTGTTCGACGTGCTGATGTGCACTTGGAAGTAACGGTAAAATCAGCATTTTCTCTTCAAGATGGACGTCTTGATAGCAATAAAGCTTTGGAAACTTTCCCTGGAGATTCATTAGTTAATGATATTTGGGATATTCAAATTTATACACCTTTAGAAAGGAAAAGAGGTGGAGATAGTTCTCACTTACGCCATATAGATGGTGTACATGAATTAACTCCTCGTACTATTGATCAAACTCTTGTATTTCTCACATCAAAATGTAAACGTCATTTTGAAAATCAACGAAGATTAATTAAGAAAGGAGAAAGTTTAGTTGCTTCTCGTAAATATTGTTCTATTTGCAATTTGGCACATACATTTTGCAATTGTGAGAATGTTAATGAAGTAATTCACTCTGAACAACAAGCTTCTTTGGAGGATTCTTTTGATTTTATTAAAGATCAATTTGAAGTTATGGGAGTTCGTACATCCAATTTTTTAAACAATGTGCCAACATTCTTGTTTACTAATAAGATAGTTACACGAACATATTTATTATGTAATGCTCGTGGATTTCTCAATTTTGAGAAGAAAATAAGGAAAAGTATATCATTATCACTTATTTTATTTTTGACAGCTACGTCTTTATTTAATTCTATTGGTTCTCTGTTATATAGTGGATTTATCATCTTATTTCATATATTAATTTATGGAAGCTTGTTAGCAAAATGGCGTGATGATAGAATGAATGAATTACTCTCTCGTAGAGATTCTACTATTGATGTTTTTAGATCTATTAGAGAAAGTAAAACTAAGGTATTCATTAGCATGTGTGCTATAGCTGGAGTTATTTATAAATTTACTAGTCTCTTTCGTGCAGCAGCTGCCCTTCAACAATCTGCACTTGTTCCAGATAATGTTGAGGAAATTGAAAAGAGAGATTCTGAAGTCAATCCATGGGCAACCGCTGTAGCATCTGAACTACATGTTACTGATAAATCTGCCACTATGACTTTAGATCAAATTTTGAGTAAAATTGAAGGCAATTTATGCCATGGGGTATTTGTAGAAAATGGATTTCAACAAAAATGTGATGTCTTGGCACTCGGGGGTAATACATTTATGATGCCTCTTCATGTTTTTAAAAATCGCAAAGACATGCGTGCTCTCATTGTTAGGAAAAATCCAACTGAACTAAACTCTACTTTTAAAGCTATTGTGAGTACAGATTATATGATTCCTATTCCTAGAAAAGATTTATGTCTTGTTAATATTGCTTCTGGAGGAGTTTTTTCTGATATACGTCATTTATTTCCGGAAAAAATAACTGCATCAGGTTCCGGTCATTTCCTATATAAAAATGGTGATGGTTCTATGAGATCAGATGCTATTAGAATCAATTATACTTCAGATTCTAAATCTGGAGGTCCGGGATATGATTATCAACTACCATATAATACTTTTACTGGTTTGTGTATGGGTGTTGTAGTTGCAAATTTTGCACGTAAATGTATAGGAGGTATTCATTTACGTGGTATTCCAGATAAACCTAGCGGTAAAGCACTGATAATTACTCAAAAGGAAATTCAGGATGTATGGGATCAAGCGCATAAGAAATGGAAAGGTGCTTTTCCTTCTACCGTCAATGGTAATTTCCCAGTAACTCGATATGAAGAACAAGTATTGGTTACTCAAGAAATCCATGAAAAATCACCCGTTAATTATTTACCTATTGGCAGCAATGTAGAATATTTAGGTCAAGATGGTAGACGAGTTACTCATACTAAAAGTCGAGTTAGGAAAACACCAATTTCAGACACTGTTGCTGAAGTAACAGGAGTTAAAAATCAGCATGGTGCCCCAAAATTTCATAGGACTAGAATGTGGCAAGCATCATTAGCTCATTCAGCTAATCCTAGTTCGGGGATTGAAGGAAGTTTAGTCAAGGCAGCGTATTTAGATTACGTAAATGGCTTACTTGATGTTTTTAAACAGGATAAGTTTAAATTGTGGGTTTTGGCAGAACTCGCGCCCATGACAGATATGGAAGTTCTGTGTGGGAAGGATGGTAAACGTTTTATTGATGCTATGCCAAAAGGTACCTCAAAAGGTTATCCTCTTTCTGGTCCTAAACGGGATATGATTGAATTTTTAAATCCTTTGGATTATCCAGAATTTCAATGTCCTGCTTCAGCTAATCCCATGATTGTTGAAGAAATGAAGAAAATGGAAGAAACATTACTTTCCGGTGAACGTTGCTATTCTATTTTCAAAGCATGCGTTAAGGATGAACCAACCAAGTTATCCAAAGATAAAGTCAGAGTATTTCAAGCAGCTGATTGGGCTACCCAAATGATGGTACGTAAATATTTTTTACCTCTTGCTCGTATTCTTTCACTTTTCCCTCTTGATTCTGAGTGTGCAGTTGGAGTAAATGCTCAAGGTCCTGAATGGGATCAATTGGCTAATCATATGAAGAAACACGGCTCAGACCGTATTTTAGCTGGAGATTATAGTAAATATGATCTTCGTATGCCAGCGCAACTTATTAATGCAGCTTTTGCTGCCTTGATAGAAATTGCTGAAAAATGTGGTAGATATACTGAAAATGATCTCACAATTATGAGAGGTATTGCAACCGAAATCGCTTATTCGTGTGTAGCTTATAATGGAGATCTTATAATTCATAAAGGATCAAATCCTTCAGGACAGAATTTAACAGTATATATTAATTGCATAGTTAATTCATTGCAATTGAGATGTGCATATTTTCACCTTTGGCCTAAACATTTGGGTCAACCAAAACCATTTCGCAACGTTTGTGCCATTATGACTTATGGTGATGACGTTAAAGGTTCCGTAAAGAAAGGTTATGATTGGTTTAACCATATATCATATGCTGAATTTTTGAAAGAACGTGATATGGTTTTTACTATGCCAGATAAAGAATCTCAACCAACTCCATATATGAATGATCTCAAAGCCGATTTTTTGAAACGGGAGAACATTTTTAATGAAGATACTGGATTGATTCATGGAGCTCTCACTGAAGAATCTATTTTTAAAAGTCTTCATACTGTTCTGGAATCTAAAGTTGTGTCATTAGAAGATCAGTCTGCCGGTAATATTGACGGTGCATTACGAGAATGGTGGCAGCATGGTAAGGAGATCTACGAAATGCGTAGGGAACAGATGAAAGAGGTGGCATTTAAATGTGGAATGTCTGATTCTTGTCAAATGTTAACTGAGTCCTACGAAGATCGTTTAAAACATTTTCAAATTCGATATTTAGGACATAAATCTGAAGAAATTGATGAAAATGTAGATGAAGATACGTTCATTTCCACTGTAGGTGATGAATGTGATCTTTTCGAATAAATATTTTATGCCTTGGAGAGGCGTTAAATCTATCCACTCCGGAATTATCCGTAGTATAAGTTTAAAATAATTGTGTATATATGGATACTGTATACGTTTTAATTTATATGTTTATATAGCGTATAGAAGCTTTGTACATATTGACATCCTACCCTTAGGATACTGGTATTTACCGGCGGTTTCGTCAACCACAAAAACATGTTGCACACATGAGCAGAGGGTACTGCCTTGTTGTGTATATTAATAAATTTGCCTACCTCACTCAATAATAATAATAATACAAATAGTCCTGGAACTGACTCAAATAGTTCTTCTATCGGTGCTTATAGTGTCTCAAAAGCATCTGATAGCTTATCAACGCAAAATGTACATTTTGTCGACGGAGACACACCATGGTCTTACGACATTTCATCATCACCAGATGTCACAACCCAGCTTTCCGGATTCTCAGACGCCGAGCTCGGTACCTTCCTCAGTCGTCCTATCAAGATCAAGGAATACTCGTGGGTTCCGGAGGGTACTCGGTTGTTTGAGACATTTAATCCGTGGACTGAGTTTTTTACCAATATAGATGTAATGGAAAAGATTAATCGTTTTAGAAATTTACGTTGCAATTTGCGAATGAAAATTTTATTAAATGGAAATTCTTTCTATTATGGTCGCGCGTTAGTCTCATATAACCCATATTTGACTAATGACTCTGTGACTCTTAATCGTGCATTCTTTGCACAAGATCTTATTGGTGCTTCACAGAAACCACACTTTATGCTCGATCCAACTACATCTCAGGGTGGTGAAATGATGTTACCTTTTATTTGGCCGGAAAATTTCGTTGCTATAACTTCAGTAGATTGGCATGCTGAATTAGGAAGAGTAACTATTCATGATTTTGATGTATTGCACCATGCAAATGGTGGATCAGATCCTATTACTGTTTCTGTTTTCGTATGGGCAGAAGATGTTACACTTTCTGTTCCTACTACTAAATTAGTTGATGGACTTGCTCAAGGTGTTGCGCAATCTGGTACAGCTAATAGAAAACTTGATCAATTTGGTTTTCCAACATATGAGGAACAAGCTGGCGGTATGAAAAAGAAAGGTGCATCAAGGAAAGTTAATAATACCTCTTCTAATGATGAATTTACTAAGGATGGTCTTATTAGTAAACCTGCTTCGGCTATTGCCAATGCAGCCAATATACTTTCTCAAATACCAGTTATTGCTCCTTATGCGAAAGCAACTTCAATGGTTGCTTCTCGCATTGGGCAAGTTGCTAAAATATTTGGATATTCTAGACCACAAGTTTTAGAAGACATTCATCCATATACTCCACGCTATATGGGAAATTTAACTAACTCTGACACTCCTGAAACCCTTGTAAAATTATCTCTTGATTCTAAAAACGAATTATCTATAGATACTCGAGTTATGGGTTTGGGCGGAGAAGATGAATTGGCTATTAGCGCTATTGCACAAAGACCAAGTTTTTGGAAGCAATTCGATTGGCCTGAATCAGCAACTCCGGATGATTTATTGGCATCTATTTTAGTAACGCCTGCGTTAGTTGATAGTTTGTCTCACCCGGCAGGTCTCGAAATACACCCTACAGCACTCGCTTTTGCTGCTGCACCATTTGAAGCATGGCAAGGATCTATTAAATTTAGATTTAATGTAGTATGTTCAGAATATCATAGAGGCCGTTTGCGTCTTGTATACAATCCATTATCTAATAATGCTGGTGTTGTTCCATATAATCAAGTGTATTCAACTACTATTGATATTTCTGAAGATAGAGATTTTGAATACGAAGTTAAATGGGCAGATATTCGAGCTTGGAATGTTAACTTTGGAGCTGATTCTTACGCTTTAGCTTCTACTTTTAGTACAGTTTCTAGTGTTAGTGCTGGATCATCACTAGATAATGGTTGTCTTTCAGTTTATGTTGTAAATGAACTCGCAACTCCCAGTACTACTGCTGCGGATGTTAAAGTTCAGATATGGGTAAGCGGAGGAGACGATATAGCTTTTGCCGTACCTACTGTTAGTGGTATTAAAAATACTTCTTATTTTGTAGAACAATCGGATATTTATGAACCACAATCAGAAGAAGTACCAGATTCTCTTGCTACTTCTAATGATGATTCTAACGCTCCAAATTGTTCTAATGAAATTTCAGCTTTTGGTGACATGGCTGGTAAAATACCAGATGATAACCAATATTTGGTATATCAAGGAGAAAGAATTGTAAGTTTTCGAGATATGTTACGAAGATACAATTATCATACTTCTTGGTGGCCAGGTGAAGTAGGTGCGGGTCTTCGAATGGTTTCTACAGATTTAACCGATTTCCCTTATTATAGGGGTTGGGATCCTAATGGAGCAGATGCTGGTGTTCCTTCTCTAGGAGGTAGTGCACCATATAATTTTTGCAACCAAACTCTGTTAAATTGGCTAACGCCGGCATTCGTATGTCGGCGAGGTGGATTACGTCACAAAGCCATTTTAACTGGAACTTCATCCACTACTCTTGGATCATTTGGTGTATCACGCCATGGTTTATTTGGAATTAGTAATGGACAATCAGCTCATCCTTTAGATGATTTAGTTATAGGTAATAGGAGATCTGAAATGTTAGAAACTTTGCGTCGTACCACAGGTGGTTCGGCACTTACACCAATTTTGAATAATCCTTGTTTGGAGTATGAAACACCTTTTTATACTAATGGACAGCGTTTTGTACCTGCCAGAGACACTGATTATTATGCCGGTATACACTCTGGACATGAACTTACTAATGATGTTTTTGTAGATAGTTCGGGTATGCGTGTGGATAAATATATTTCTACGGCAGAAGATTTCCAATTGGGACTCTTTATTGGTGCTCCAGTATATTATGCATATGGTAATCCTGCACCAGTTTAGATCATTATGGGTTCGATCTAACATTGTAAACGCAGGAATGACGACAGTCAATAAAATGTCGCAAGAGACTTTCTTATAAAAAAGATAGTCAGGATACTGCTCGGCGGCTGAGCAGGGGTAATAAATTACAACATTTATTTCCTGGATGAGATGTTTTACATCTTACGTTGTGCTACTTGTAGCTCAAAGGTTTTATATACAAAACCCTAGTAAGATGTACACATCTTACCTGGGTTTTGAATTTTTACTTTGAGTCGCAAATTTCTATAGCGTATGTCCAAAATTGTATATTTT